TATCACGTTATCTATGATGACTAAAACTTATACTTCAAGCCAAGCTTCGTTCCGTAAGAATTAGTTGTATCTGTAACAATAGAAAATTCACCATAAACATCTACTTTATCTGTAGCTGCTACAGAACCGCCAACTTTTCCAGAAAAATTTGTGCTTGAGTCACCACCATCAGGATTAGATAAAAACGCACCACCTTGTAGGTAGTAAGAAGCAGAACCATTTCCACCCTCGTACCCTAGGTGTAGATCAGTTCCTGAACCGTTATAGTCTCTACCTGTGTAAGAACCATTGTTCTCTAAATTTACATAAAAACCAGCAAATGCAGGTGTTGATAGTGCTGATGCAGCAGCAATTGTTAATACTTTTTTGAGCATTTAATTAAAAAAATTAAAGTTATATACTAATGGATTTCAAATGCTTTTCAAGGTTTTGTTACTACGACTTGATCTGGTCTTACACGCTCCACTGCAATAAATCCTTCTCTGCTCCATCGTATTAAAACTTGCACCACAAACAGGACAAGTCTTAAATAAATTACCTTCTACTTTTTTATGCTTTCTTTTACCTCTTTTGGTTTTTCAATTTCTTTTAATAACAATTGATATGCCTGTACACCACCTTCAAGTCTAAGAATATATTGTCTTTGATTTATTATTTCTTGTTGCCATTCAAGAATTTGTTTTTCTATAATTTCTTTCATAAATTAAACAATAGTAAGGGTTTCTCCTGAGCCAACAACAACAGTAACACCGCTGTTGATGGTAATAGGACTAGCAGCCATAGCATTTTTACCATTTGTTATTGTGTAATCTGCTGTAACCGCCTGATCGTTTTCATAAAAAACAGCATCGCTTCCTCCTCCAGTTGGAACGCTACTACCTCCTCCAATCTCCTTTACTGTACCTCCATCATTGACAAATAATTTTTGAGCAGAAGTATCTATAGCAACTTCGCCATTAACAATATCACTTGTAGTAGGTGTGCTTGTACCTCGTTTTAACTTAATAGTATTTGCCATTGGCTTTTATCTCCTATGGCTTAAAAAGTGCCACCCTCGACATCAAAGCCAGAGGTAGATCCATCTTCTAAAAATGTAACAAGGTCAGACAGTGCAACCTGTTTCATCGTACCGGCATCGTTCATAACCATACGATCTCCTGTAGCAAGAGTTGTAGAACTGGCAGATGTATTACCATCCATGATGTTTAGTTCTGTAGCTGTTGCAGTTACTCCATCTAAAATATTTAATTCAGAAGCAGTAGCGGTCACACCATCTAAAATATTAAGTTCAGATGCAGTTGCGGTAACACCGTCAAGAATATTTAACTCTGCTGTAGAAACAGTCGCTCCATCAAGAATTTGTATCTCTGTAGATGTTATTGCAGCTAAAGCAGAAGAAGCACCAGACTGCATGCCTGATAAGTTGTCTAAATCAGCGTCATAGGCTTGAACTTGACTGCCAATGCTGACCCCAAGACTTGCTCTGGCGGTTGATCCGCTTTCAAGTACAAAATTTGATCCATCTCCAACAATAAAATTACCGTCAGAAGGTGTAAGACCTGCGATATCAGACAACTGCTGGTCAAATGCCTGAATATTCGTGCCAATGACTAACCCAAGATTTGATCTCGCACCTGATGCAGAGGTACTTCCTGTGCCCCCATCTCCGATAGCTAAAGTTCCTGTTATAGAACTGGCATCAAGCTTTAGAGCAAGTTCAGTTGACTCAATAACAAGTCCACCATTTGACTTAAGATCAACACTAAACTCATTACCAGACTTATCAAGACCATCACCAGCAGTTAAGTTTCCACCACCACTAAATTGTGTAAAAGCTAAGTTATTAGTACCAACAACAGCAGAACCTTTATCAGTTGTACAGACAAAACCTTGATCTGCTTGTGTACTACCTTCGCTTATAAATACAAAGACAGAAGAAGCATCAGCACCAGTAGCTAAATCAGAAGTTCTTTCCCATGTACTTGCTTTACAAAGATACAGTCCATTCTGACTTGCGGTACTTTGATTTTTTACAAGCACTCTATTATCAGCAACTACAGAAACACCATCAATAGTTTGCGTTCCAGAAAGAGTAATATTTGCAGTGGTAGCAACTCTTGCAGCTTCTTTTATATCAAGTCCTTGTGCGACTCCATCTACATAACCTTTCGTTGTAAAGTGAGCATCAGCAGTAGGTGTGACTCCACTTACAGGGTTAGTTGCACTTGCTAACTGGTCAACTCTATTTGCCTGTACTCCAGTATCGAAATCACTAATTTTAGTATGAGCAATAGAAGGAATATCGGCAGCAACCAAACTTCTAAATGTTGGTGCACCATTACTTCCATTAGGCGCAGCTAATATTGTGTTTGCAGTTCTACTATCTGTTTTATTAAAAAACCCTCCAGCTCCACCAATTACAATTATTGAACTTGCAGAAGGTGGTGTAGAACCATTATCACCAAAACCATAATAGAGTTTATTGTCGTTTTCGTTATAAGCTAACTCTGAAGGATGTAAACTTGAGGGTGCGCCAGCCGATCCACTTGCTGCTCTCTTTTTAATTCTTATAGTGTTAGACATAGCCTAGAAATTTCCTCCATTAACAAGTGTAAGTTTAGTAGTAGTTGCATCTGCCTTAAATGTAGCAGAACTAGAGTCATAGTAAATAACAGATCCATCAACTTTATCAGTTGAATCTAATGTAAAATCTGCACTTGCTCCTTGAGTACCTTGAGTTGCCACCGTAACAACCCTTGTCTCACCGTTAACAGTAACGGTATTCTTATTGGTTGTAATGTTGATTTGGCTCATGTTGTTGTATAACCCTCACTCATAAATATTTTACCCTCTAAATAATATTCTTTGAGTCCTGATCCATTAACTACTAACACATCGTAAGCTAATAAATTTGGAGTGAATGTAGTTGTCTGTGTTGAACTTAATGTAATACTAAATTCACCATTAGTTCTATTTGTATAAGCTACTGTCCAATCAGCAAACTTTGTTGACCTGTCATCGTTCCAAACCTGTGCAGCAACAGTAAAACCTGTGAGATTTATAGCTGTTCCATTATTATCAGTCAGTCTGATATTTTCTACATGATCTGATCTCCTTTGGATCGTTATGTTATATGTCCCAGGTGCGATTGCCATTAAACTGTTACTTCCATTGCTGTAGCGTAAGAAATACCTCTAGCATAAGAAGCGTCATTACTATCTACGTTTGATCTATTTAAAAAAAAGTCTCTTGAATCTCCGCTCATGTGACCTAATTTAAGATAGTATTTACAAGCACTTGTTGTGGCTGGACTGTCAATAAATTCAACATTTAAAGTACTTACATTGTGAGCATTAATTGTTGGAGATCCAAATGTTATCCTACTTCTACTTCCATCCGCATCACCAACTATTACAATTGTTTCAGAACCACTACCAATTTTTCGACACAAATCAGCAGTAACAGTAGCATTAGTATTTAAACCTACTGTCAATAAAAATCTAATTAAAACTTTTGCTGAAGAAGTTGAAGGAGTAATTGAAATTGGAAAAATACTTTCTAAACTTGCTGTCGTACCTGTAGCTGTAAAAAAAGAAGAGGTATCAGTTTTTGAGGCACTTACGATTTGAATAATTCCACCATTAGAACCACTTGGCAGACCACCAACAGGAACGATTGAATTGACTTTAAGTTGACTCATTATCCTATCTCCATGACTACTAAACTATGAGGATAAGTTGCATAAAGAGCTTCTGTAGAACCTTGTAAATTTCTTCCAACATAAACAGTAAAACCGCTATAATCATTTTTAAATTGAACTTTATATGTAATTGCTGAAGTTGTTGAAGGCGAATCTATAAAAACTCCGTTTAAATCATAAGCCCTATAACTTCCATTACTTGTAGTTCCTATCGCTTGACTTGAAGCTCTAATATTACTGTTGTAAGCATCACCTATATAAATAGCGGTTGAATTTCTACTAAGGCGAAGCATACCAGAGTAGCCATTGACAGCTACAGACATGGGAACTTTATACATCAAAAGAAATTTACTGGAAGTACTTGAAGGAGTAACAGAAACACTTAATAAATCAACAAAACTAAGACTCGTTGTACTTGAAAGACCTGTTTTGACTTCTTGTTCCGCTTGTAAAATTTTTCCAAAAGGAAAGGCTGAACCATCAGTTTCAGTTATAGCGTTAACTTTTAATGTACTCATGGCTTAGGATATTTAGCTTTTACTGCTGCAACGTGATCTTTCCATGTAGTCGTTCCATTAACAGCGTCTTTATACTGCATATCAAGTTGATCGCCTATAGAAGCGTAAATAGTATCTGTTGTGCCCGCTTCACCTGTTCTTTGTTTTTGATAAAGAATCGCAGCAGCTTCATTATCTAAAGTAGTTCTCGCAGCCGTTACAAGACTGTTATCAAGTGAGATTGCGTTACCGCTTGCATCAAACGCTCCAGTGCTATCATCAATCGTTACAGCATTTGGATAAGCTTTGCGTATTGCTTCGTGATCTAATCCCATAGTTAGTTTTTAATTAGATTATACATGGAAGTAATCATGCTGACACCTCCGAAAGTTTTAAAACAGTGCAAGGTCTAGCAACATATACAACATCTGAGTCGTTGTCACTTCTATTTATATAAACATTTCGAGTAGTTCCAGAGTCATGTCTTACTCTAAATCCATAGGTAACAACACTTGTTGTAGAAGGAGAATCTAAAAATGACAATCTTGCTTGGTTTATAGAATATTCATTATGTTCTGGAACAAGGGCGATACTACACCTATGTCTGCTCCCCGCTGAATCTCCCAAATAATCAGTTACTTCAGAAAAAGAACCTGAACCTATTTTTCTGCTTAAAGTGTACATTAATGTTGCACCATTAACTCCAACAGTTGTATTAATCATAAAATCAACTAAGATCTTACTGCTTGAATTTGTTGGAGTAATGGATAATGTGCAACCAGTAACACTTTCAAAAGCTGAACTTGTAGTGTTTGAAGCTAAAGAAAGGCTTGCCACGTCTTTTTTTGTAGTTTGAGTAATTTGTATTATTCCGCCACCACCTCCTGTTGGTACTCCTGCTACTGGTATTATGCTGTTGACTTTTAATGTGCTCATAATTTAAACGACTGTCCAGGTTTCACCAGCACCAACTGTAACTGTTACCCCTGATTGTATAGTAATTGGACCAAAGCTGCCAGCGTTTTGTCCGTTAGTAATAGTATAACTCTGAGTTACTGTTTGGTCGTTTTCCCAAAAGATATTGTCACTTCCTGCACCTTGAGCACCTGCACCAGCGGCAGCCCAGCTTAACGTACCAGATGCGTCAGAAACAAGAGCATAACCAGCAACAGAAGCATCCGCAGAAGGTAAAGTCCAAGTTAGACTAGATGAAATTGTAGCTGGTGCTTGAAATCCTACATAATGACTACTATCAGCATCGGCAAATCTGAGATCATTCTGAGCCTGAAGAGTTAATCCATTTGAGTCAAATATCATTCGCTCTGTACCACTGGAAGAAAATCCCATTACATTTGCAGATTTTCTAAATAATCCTAAATCTGTATCTGTATCAAAACTTATTGCAGGAGCAGAGGCAGTTCCACCGTCATCAGCAAGAAAAGCACCTGTCATTGTGCCACCAGCCTTAGACAGTAAACCTAAGTTAGCTTGATCTATATTTCCTATTTCAGTAAACGCACCATTACTTGAGTTTCTTATTTTTAAAATATTTGTAGTGGTATTTAAAAAAGGCAT